GAAGGAGGCATAAGCATATGAGTACAGATACAATAAAAACTTCCCGTGCGAGTCAAACTAGAGTTAAGGAAACTAAAAAACAAGTTTGGACTCCACCATCATCTTTAGACGCACCCCCTGCACCAGACGGGTACCATCATAGATGGATAAGAGCTGAAACTATGGGTTTTGACGATACAAAAAACATGTCGGCTATGTTAAGATCAGGTTATGAATTAGTGAGAGCTGATGAATATGCTGAAACAGATTATCCAGCTATTAACGATGGAAAATACAAGGGAGTGATCGGAGTTGGCGGCCTACTGCTGGCTAGGATATCTTTAGAGTTAGTTAAATCGCGTAAGGAATATTTTGATAACCTTACAAAAGAAAAAGACGATGCGATCAATAACGATCTTATGAAGGAACAGCATCCAGGAATGCCTATCAATGATGATAGACAATCACGTGTAACCTTCGGTGGTACAAAAAAAGACTAATTAATTTTTTAGTAATTTTTGCCAACGAATTAAATAAATCGTACTGGAGGCCTTTCGAGGCAGGTACATAAGGAGAAAATAACTATGGCAAATAAAGATGCAGCTTTCGGATTTAAACCCGTAAGAAACTTAACAGGTAGCGACTTCAAATTTGAAGAATACGCTATCGCTAACAATGCTTCAGCTTCCATTTTCACAGGACAAGTGGTTGAAGCAGTAGCAGGTGGTGGTATAGAAGCAGCAGCAGCTGGAGACACTCAACAAGCAGGTGTTTTTGGTGGTGTGTTTTATACTGACCCAACAACAAGTAAACCGACGTTCAAAGCAGCTTATACGCAAGTAGCAGCAGCTGACATAGTCGCTTCCATTTATTTGGACCCTAATATCATTTATGAAGCACAACATGATGGTACTGGAACAGCGGCAATGAATAACTCATGTTTTGATTTTGTAGGAGTAGGCGGAAGTTCTATTTCTGGACAATCAACTCAAGAGATTGACACGTCGACTTCTGGAACAGCTGGTGGATTTAAACAAATCGGCATTTCTAGAGACCCCGACAATAGTGATACAGGTTCAGCTAATGCAAACGCATACTTTGCGTTTAACACTGGCGAACATATCATGAAATTAACAACAGGCGTATAAGCATAGAATAGGAGAATAAAATATGGCTATATCACGAGCACAACTAGTTAAAGAACTAGAGCCAGGTTTGAATGCACTATTCGGCCTGGAATACAAAAACTACGCAAACGAACATGCGGAAATTTTTGACACGGAAAACAGCGACAGAGCTTTTGAAGAAGAAGTGATGTTATCTGGTTTCGCAAACGCTTCAGTTAAACCTGAAGGAAACGGCGTAAACTACGATGCAGCACAGGAAACTTTTACAGCTAGGTACACTCACGAAACGCTTGCTTTAGCGTTTTCAATCACTGAGGAAGCGATTGAAGATAACTTGTATGACAGACTTGCGTCTAGATATACAAAAGCTTTAGCGAGATCGATGGCAAACTCTAAACAAGTAAAAGCAGCAAACGTATTAAACAATGCGTTTAGCTCTAGCTTTACTGGTGGTGACGGCGTAGAACTTTGTTCTGCAGTTCACCCAATTGTTGCTGGAACGTTTAAGAATGAACTGACAACTGCAGCTGATCTTAACGAAACATCATTGGAGCAGTCTTTAATTGACATTGCTGCAATGACTGACGAAAGAGGTCTAAAAATTGCGGCTAAAGGAATGAAAATGATTATTCCTTCTGCGCTTCAATTTACTGCGGAGAGATTGATGAAATCTTCTCTAAGAACTGGAACAGCTGATAATGATACGAATGCACTTGTATCTATGGGTATGATTCCACAGGGTTACGCTGTGAATCACTACTTAACAGATACTAATGCGTTTTTCATTAAAACGGACGTGCCTAACGGTTTAAAACACTTTGTTAGAGCGCCTCTAAAAACAGCTATGGAAGGTGACTTTGAGACTGGAAACGTTAGATACAAAGCTAGAGAGAGATATTCTTTTGGATTCTCTGACTTTAGAGGTATCTTCGGATCGCCAGGAGCATAATCATTAAACTAATGTGGCGGACATAGTTCCGCCACATTTGATATTTAGAAAGAAAAAACCATGAAAAAATTCACAGTAAAAATATGGGCATACGATCACTACGCTAAAGTTAATGTTTTAGCCGAAGATAATGCTGTTTCTCTTGAAGAATCAATACTTGACAAATTGGGAGAAAAAAGTATAAACTGGGAATATCTCGGGAATAGTTACGATACGGGATTAAATCGAATAACTTTTGAGGAGGTTGTTGATGATACAAGACCTATACAAAGCAAAAAGGTCCTTGGAGTTGAAGTGGGAACAGGAGCATATTAATGAAGATAGATATACTCTTGATATGGTTAGGCTCGATGATAAAATCAGGCAAATCATTACTGAGATTAAGCTTGAAGAAGCTGAAATCGCTCACAGGCAAAATAACGTTGAAGGCGTTGCTCCACAAGTTTCTGTAGCTACTTAGACAAAAGCTACATCGCTGAAATCGCACTTTTATTACGGGGTCTCTTGCACTCTATTTAAAAATAGAATATAATTTACACACTATATATAAAAAAAACTTTGAATGTAGACGCGTATAGTCGACACCCTAGGGACTACATTTAAATATTCTAGGAGGAATATAAACATGGCAGCGACAACATTTACAGGGATCGTTCGTTCAGAAAACGGATTCTCTGATATAACAAAAAGCTCAACAACAGGTGCAGTAACTACTAACTCTACTTATTCAACTAACGTTTCAGTTGGTGGTACATCTACACTTATAGGTGAAGTTTATGGTAGTAACATTGCGCCAACTGTAACGGGTCAAACAGTAACTGCAAAAGCTACAGCAAGTACAAATACATATGTTGCAGGTATTAACGTTAACCCTTACACAGGAGCAAATGCTCAGGTAACAACTTTACCAGCGGCAACTTCAGGAGTTATAGTGATACATTCTCAATCAGTTGATACAACTGGTGGAACAGCTACTTTAATTTTTGATTGTGGAGGAAGTGATGTTCTTGAAACAGGTTCTGTATTTGAATCTAGAGCAAGTAATGCAGTAACTTTTGATACTTCAACAGCTAACGAAACAAGATTAACTTATACTCCAGCCAATGCGGCAACTAATTTAATGAGTATTGGTTCACAAATAATATTTACATGTGTAACAACAGGTAAATGGCATGTGTCAGCTAGACTAAGATCTATAGGTGCTGGAACAACTGGAACTTTTGTATTCGCAGCGTAATAATAATAATTAACTAGAGTGGGGCTTTGGCCCCACTTAGTAATCTTGATTAAGGAGGGATTATGGCAGACGTAGTAACAGGACCAACTATCATGCAAGAAAATGATGTTAGAGTGGTTATAAAAATAGTAAATCAATCAGACGGAACAGGTGGAACAACTATATTTGGAGATGTTTCAGCATTAGCAGCAAACAGAAATGGACAACCTTGTCTACACTTAGTGTTACAAAGAGTATGGTTCTCTAGTGATACCGGAAATGGTGGAGATTCTTTTGCTCGTTTAGATGAAGAAGATGATGATGGCGATATACCTATCATTGGTTTAACTGGTGCAGCTTATTGGGATTTTAGAGAGTTTGGTGGATTAAAAACTGACAAATCAAACAACACTAACCAAAGCGATGTTAACTTTGTAGTTCCAGGTGCAGCAGACGCTGGAAACATGTACACAGTAGTAGCTGAATTTATAAAATTATATTAGGAATAAACTATGGCCAACACAACGTCAGGCGCAGTTATTTTTGATAAAACCTTTGCTGTTGATGAAATAATAGAAGAAGCATACGAGAGAATTGGTTCTCAAGTAAGCTCTGGTTATCAATTAAAAACAGCAAGACGTTCTTTAAACATTATGTTTCAAGAATGGGGTAATAGAGGTTTACACTATTGGGAAGTAGGAGAAACTGATATTAATCTTGTAGAAGGTCAAGCTGAATATATATTTTTTAGAGCAACTTCAGATGGTACAAGTGCAGTTACAACTCCTGCTAATACTTATGGTGTAGCAGATGTTCTTGAAGCAACTTTAAGAACAAGTAGAACTGCAGTAGGTCAAGCAGATTCTGCACTTACAAAAATTGATAGATCAACTTATTCTGCACAAGCAAATAAATTATCAAAAGGTACACCTTCAAAATATTTTGTACAAAGATTTATAGATAAAACTACAATAACTGTTTATCCTACACCAGATTCAACTAACGCTGCTAAAGCAGTGCATTTTTTCTTTGTTAAAAGAATACAAGATGCATCAGGAACTTATACTGATGCAACAGATGTACCTTATAGATTTGTACCTTGTATGGTATCAGGTTTAGCTTTTTATTTAGCACAAAAATTTAACCCACAATCAGTTCAACAAATGAAACTATTTTATGAAGATGAATTATCTAGAGCATTATCTGAAGATGGCTCTTCTACTAGTGTTCATATAACACCAAAAGTTTATTACCCAGGAACATAATGGCAAGAGGAAAATACGCAAAAGCAATATCAGACAGATCAGGGATGGAGTTTCCATACATTGAAATGGTTAAAGAATGGACTGGAGCTTTTGTGCATAGATCAGAATTTGAATCTAAACACCCACAATTAGAATCTAGATCAGCAGCTGGAGATGATCCTGGTCTAAGAGACGCAAGACCGGATAGATTTGAATTTGCAACCCCATCTGTTTTAAAAGATAATCCTTTTACGACATCTGCAAGTTTAACATCAGTACTTGTTTTTGTCACTAATGATACCCATGGTCTTGATAGTAACACTTTTGAAACCAATGACGCTGTTAGGTTTTCACAAGTTAAAAGCCCAGTTGGAGGTGTTTCAGTAAATAATTTTGAATTAGAAACTACATTAAACGAAACTTTAAGTGCTACGGATACTACAATAACTTTATCTAATGCTTCTAATTTTCCAACTAGTGGATATATTGTAATTGAAAAAGTAGATACAGATTCTACATCTAATACTTTTGGGCAACGCATTAATGAAACAATTCAATACACAGGTAAATCTACAAATAACTTAACTGGTTGTACAAGAGGAACTTCTGCTCCTATTCAAGGAGTTACACCTTTAGCAACAACTGCAACAACGCATAATTTAGGTGCAAAAGTTTTTGGATCATATATAATAACAAGAGTATTAAGTTCTGCTACAGATAATGGAATAACTTTATCGTATAGTTTTTCATTTACTTTTAATTTGGTTTCAGCCGCAACAACTGCTGAAATTGGAGGAGGTTTATTTGTTTTAGCAGGACCTGTAAACGAGAGAGGATAATATGGCAGGATTTACTTATGCAACATTAACAACAGCAATCCAAAGTTACACAGAAGTTGGGACGACTGTATTAACAAGCACAATTACAGATCAATTTATTGACAATTCAG